GGTGGTTCGTCTTTTACCTGAACTTGCACCTCGGTTACTACTCTTTCTAGTTGACGATTCCACGTCTCTCTTGTGTTTTTTACGGGGTTCAAAGGGTTCTCCATCTTTATTACTGATGTTACATTGTTTTGCTTTTAGTTTATATCTATCAAGGTATTTCTGCAAGTGTTCTTTACATTGAAAATGGCATATAGTGTTACCATTCTCTAACCTCCAAGGGAAACCATTCTTATGCTGTTCATCCATACAAATCAGAATCCCGATACTCTTGCGACTTATATTCAGAACAATGAGAACTATCTCTTGTCTTAATATATTCTACTTCATCCCAATACCAGTGCTGACATAAAACAAGAGTGTGAGTCTTTTTATGAATGCCTACTAGATTGTCAGGTTTATCTTTTACACCAATCTCAATAGTAAAGTAGTCCTTACAAATGAAATACACCCACCCCTCGGTTACTTTGCCAAGGGAATCTGTCCATTTTACATAGTCATTAACCTTTGGCGTGTATGTCATAGAAATGCTGCCTCTAGTGGGTTTAGATTAAGTTGCATTGCTGTGTAGTCTCTAGTATCTTCAATA